CCCGCAACGAGATTGATGAGATTCTGCGTGTCCATCACGGTTCCTCTGGCCAAGTAATCGCCCACGGGAAACCTTCCTGCAACGGAACATCCCGCAACGCCTGACGATAGCTCGCCCATGCCGTTTTGTCACCGGGAGCATCGGCAAGCTGGGTCCAATCCGATTTTGCTAAAAGACTGTTTCTAAGATCCCGCAGTCTTCTTCCCTCAGCAGCGGATTCTGCTGAAATCTCGGCCTGAGATTTTTCTACTACCGTCGTTTGAATTACCCATCGGCCATCGGCAAGGATCGGGGCAGAAAAATCTATTTTGTGGGTTTTTGAGTCAAAGGCGGGAGTATCGGATACTCGCACTTCGGCAAGTTCGCAGCCATGAAGAAGCGCGGCTTCCGTCGACGGAAAGATAGACGCTACATCATTTGAGAGCCCATAATTTGTATATGGGTTCTCGGACAACAAGTCCGAAAAATCATACGGATACTTGAGCAGTATGCTGTCTTTGACTTTTGCAAACATGGGGGGCACCTATGCTGGTGGGAGGGTTGCGCTTGTTACCGTAGGTAATGTGTACGCAATCCATGTTGGTGAAGTGTTTGAAAATGTCGGAAGAGAGGCCGATTCTGCGTTATACGTCCATGTCGTGGCGCTCAAGGTCTGCGTAGTGTAGGTAAAGGCTGAGGTCGTAATTGAACATCCAGAATATGTACCATTAGCCGGACCCGTCAAAGCAGGCAGCGCCATGGAAATGGCCGGTGAACTTGTGAATGAACATACGGAAGCATAAAGCATGTTGAAACTTGCCGCATAAGCAGCCGTTGTAACTAAGTTACCAGTGCTTGCAATTCTTTTTTGAAAAATAACCGTGCCTGACGGTGAGATTTTATGAAAAAAAGTGTCTCCATTCGATCCAAGAAGAAGCAAGTTTCCAGAAGAATCAAGTTCAACTTGAATATTGGATAGGCGAATAGGATTTGCAATTTGCCATTGCACTACATTAGACGAGTTTTGTTTTATAATAGTTGTTCCAGCTACGGAACCACCACTGGCAGTATCAATCACGGTATATATGTTTCCAGAAGCGTCAGTTGTTCTAGCACCAGCGTAGGCCCCTGTAGGGTACTCATTGTTTGAGCCAGAAACTATAGTTCCAGTAGATCCCGTAACCGTGAAAGGAGTTTGTGAATAGACAAACGTTGGAGAATTTTGAAAATACGGGCAAAGGGAGATGTTCCCATCCGCCCCGATACTAAAAGTGGAGTAGCTAAAAGGGTGTTCAAACCCCCAATATATATTTCGCCAAATTCCCGAGTAGGAAGAGCTTACCTTTGCGACCGTGCCCCCAGCATAACCCGTAGAGCTTGTCGAGGTCCCAAAGAAATAAAAGTTTCCAGAGGAGTCTATCTTAAGCTGCGAACTCCTACTGTTCAACACACCCAACCCACCAGTTCCCCAACTTATGGTTTTTGTCTCAAGCACGCTACCGGCAGTGGATATCTTATATAAAGTGGCCGTACCGTACAAAAAGTAAATGTTGTCGTTGTAGCAAGTTATTGTCCACGGATTAGTGGTTATAGCAGTGCTGGAGACCGTATAGCACCACTGGACTAATCCGGTGGAAGCTTGTAGCTTTGCTACTACTGGATATCCAGAAAAGCTGCTGTCTGTAGTTACTAGACCACAAATATACATATTTCCAGAAGAGTCAAAAGTTGCGCCAGTTATCTGAATCCCGTAGGTCGATGACGCTATGGAATCAACAAAACCATTTGGGCGTGTGGAACCAGAAGACGCCCCAAACCCATAACCCTTCGCCGATATGCCACCACGAGTTATGATTGTAGGCATCGTATCCTCACTTGAACTGGGTCTGAGACGCAAAAACGGTAAAGGCGGCGCTTCCCGTTTTTACGATAGTGTAAGTGTAAATATCAACGCCAGACGCATTGCCCGCGCTCCAAGCTGTGCCACCCTGATATTTGGGCGTGATTGGAGTTCCATCAACTCGAATTACATTGTTGTAGTAAGCAGTTGCGCCCTGCACCACTAAAAAGGCGACAGTGATGCTTTGGTTTGTCGCCATCGCCGTATCGAGTGGGGTGCCCGACGATGCGCGGAAGTTGACGGTCCAATTCGCAGCGGCATTGCTGGTGTAGTAGAGAACCGATTGCGTCGTCACATCGTAGTTGATCGTGCCAGTAGCCGCCGTGGCGCTGATCGTGGCGACCTCGGCAGCATTGGTGATGACTGACGCAAGAGCCGCCGTAGTGCCCGCCAACGTCAGCGTAGTTCCGTTTGTCGTGATGCCGCTGGTTTCGCCCACCACCGCCGCATTGTCATACAGCAGGCGGGTCGATGTGCCGCTGGCGATAGCCGTAGAACCCACAGTAATGCTGGCGGCAGGAGCGGCGGCAAACGACAGATTTCCGGCGCCATCCGTCTTTAGAACTTGGTTTGCCGTACCGTCAGCAGTCGGATACTTCAACCCAGCCGGGTTGTTCATCAGACGAATGACAGATCCCGTCGAGCTTTTGGCGTAAATCGCCATGTCTGTGGTGTAGTAGTTGATAGCCAGTTCGCCATTGGCGAGGTTACCGGCAATCGGAGCCGCTCCAGAGGTTGCAGTGCGATAGAGCTGAATGGGGGTGTAGCCTGATGCCGCCATTTGAGAACCTCAAGGATTATTCGGCTGCGATTGTACTGGATTCAGGGGGTGCTGTCACGAACTCAAGGTTTTGGCGTAGACGCGCGTTATCAGGCTCCTTCTCGACCGCGATCTTGGCCTGCTCAATGGATTTTTGAACAAGACCGAGGTTCCAGGCGGCGATTGAGGCTAGATCGTGCGGCTGAGCCCCCCAGACTGCCGGGTCGCAGGTGTAAACCTTGAGGCGGTCAACAATCTGCAAGGCGCGCATCGCATAGGCGTAGGACTCTTCCCAACGATGCTGGCGATACATAAGCATAGCCAATTCGCACCAAGGCTCTCGAGTGTTTGGCGCCTCAGAGGCTGCCATGTGGAAGGACTTTTCAGCCTCCGCCATCTCTCCAAGTTCATTGTGACACCTGCCCATCACACGATAGGCGTAGCAGCGTTCGTTCTGCCATGTGGCCCTGGGGAGGGCGAGATAGGACTTGCAAGCCTCAATGCTTTCACGCCACCGGGAATGGAAGCTAAGCTCTCGAGCATAGTAGAAGGCATTGCGAGGGCAATGTGGATCTTCCTTCACCGAAAGCTCAAGAAGATCCATGTACTGGCCACGGCTCTTGGTCGGATCCGGCTTGTGAACAGCCAGAAGCATGTCGGTTTGAGCATAAACCTCGTTGATCCGCCCGTCTGGGATCGGGTATTCATGGCACGGGTGGTGCCACATGTAACCGTGCTTTGCGTGGATCTTCTCGTAATAGAAACTGATCCCGCAACCCCAATCAAACATGTAGCGAAGGCGGGTAGTCTCGCCTTCCTTCCAAACACGTTCAATTTCCTCACGCCAGCCAGGCTCTAGAAGCTCATCAAGATCGAGGCTGATACATACAGTATAGTCCCGAGGTATAAGGGCAAGAGCAGCATTCCGAGCCAGATCAAAACGCCAAGGGCTAATACATATGTCGTGAACTGTAGCGCCACATCTACGAGCCAGCTCCACCGTGTCATCCGTGCTCCCAGTATCCGCGATGAGGATCATGTCCGCATCTTTTGCAGATTCGCAGAAACGCTCTACGAACTGCGCTTCATTCTTGCTGATTGCATATACGCATATTTTCATCTCTGTCTCCCTCAGAAGATGGAAAAAAACGCACCGCCCGGCGCATTTTGAAATATCCAGCCGGTGTTGTTTCCGCCATTTGTGGAATTAGCGCCAGCATACCATGTAGCGCCACCAGTAGCGGTTGAACGAGATATGGACAGATAGTTTGAGCTTACAATTCCACTGGATTTTGACAAGGTATGGCTAGAGGCAGTTGCGCTGGCTATGGTGACAAGACTGCCCGATATACCACTCACTAGCCAATTTGAAATGGTTTGCGTCGTGCCAGCCGTGAAGGTGTAGGTAATTGGCTGAACCGCATTGGTGATCGTTGTGATGGTGTTGTTACCGGTTATGGCCACGTTTCCAGACGTAGTGGTGACTGTGTCGATAGTGTTGTTGCCACTTATCGTAAGCGCGCCAGCACCATCATTTGAAAGTGTGCAGTTGTAGGTTGAACCGCCGCCAACAAATGTCTTTGCGGTAGCAGCCGTCATGCTGATCTTGCCGGTTCCTGTTCCGGCAGTTGTCGTAAACCCCGATGGGACAGCGTTGTTAAACGCGGTAGTCGTGGCGTTGGTGATGGCCAACGTACCTGCGTTGAAGGTAATGTTCTTCGTTCCCGTCGCAGTTATGAATGTTGGTGCAGTAAGAGTGAAGCCACCGAGGTTAAGGGTTCCATCGCTTATCGTGTACGCACCTGTTGCGTTATTTGTCCCTTGCGTCAGGGTGCCGCTTGTATGTGTGAAGGCAAGAGCGGTTGAAAGGTTCTTCAGTGTCACCGTGCCAGTGGAAGAAAAAGTGGTCGCACTGGCGCTGGAAATGGTTTTTGAATTTGCGTTAAACGTGCCATTTGCGAGCGTAAGTGTCCGTGCGGTAGCCCCAGTTTCCAAGGCGAGCGCATCCGCAAGCGTAAGCGTTCCGCCAGTTTTGTCCATCGTGACGGAAGCGCAAAAAGCTTTCCCGTTCGATGTTATCGTTTGGTCTGACCCGCCGGAAAAAACAAATGTACCATTGAGAGCAGTTGAATTGATGGACCCCCCTGTTGGAAAAGTGAGGTCACCGTAAATTGTCGGAGAGGCATTACTATGCGAAGCGATAGGTCCATTAAAGCCTACGAAGCTCACATTTTTATAGGTTCCCGAACTGACGAAAAGGCCGCATTGAAAAGTCCCGCCATTCATACTAAATGAAATAGCTTGAGACTCCGGCAAATTACCAACATAAAAGTTTCTTAAGCCAGTAGTACCAAGAGCATTTGCACATGTGACCAAGGTTGTCCCGGTCGTAAACATATTAGTTGTTGTTGAAGTATCCCATACCGTTACAGGGGTGGTCGCCGGTTGGCCTAAAAGAATAATTTTACCTGTTGACCCAAACGCAATTCCCCTCACATTCGAATTGTTCGAATTAAAATTAGGGGTTGAAAGTTGCTTGTTGTTAAGATCAAGCGTTCCAGATGTAAGGTAGACATTGTTCGTGTATGTTGGATCAGACGTCAAAAAATTGTCTTGGAGTTGATAAGTGGCAGAGCCATTAAAATTGACATATGACTGAAGGTTCGCGCCATTTGTAGTTATTCTCTGCGTCCCGCTAGTGCCAGAGAAATTGAGGCCGGTATTCCTTGCCATAGCCGTCGCAGCAACAATACTGAAGTCTCCATAAACGTTTACGCTCGCTCCAGCACTGCTGCTAAAAGTAACGGTTCCTGCTGAAATAGTGAAATTGGCACACTGAACCGCACTAGTTGAAAGGCTGACCGTATATGACGCAACCCTGTCAAAAATGGCGTTGTCAGCGGATGTCGGCACCGACGCGCCGCTCGCCCCGCCAGAGGTAGTAGACCAACTAGAGGTGCTGTTCCAGCCTGCGTTCCCGGCGACCCAATAACGATCAGCCATGGGGTCACTCCTGCGGAGGAGCCATGACGATGGCGATCCAGTTGTCGTATCGAGCCTGCTTCATGGCTGCAATTTCATCAGCCGTCAGAGCCTCGTAGTCAGCCGGACTCATCACCAGCGCATCCCTGAGAATGTGCGGGTCAGTGCCCATCTCAAACTCGTCAGCGATGCGTCCATCTTTCAGTTGAACAATAGCCATGAGTCTCCCCTCTTAGGCTTCTTGCGAGACTGCCAGAATATCCCAACGGCTGGCGTTGGCATTGTAGATCATGCCGAAATATGTCGTTTTGCTGGCAGTCATCGTGTATGTGAAGTTGCTGCCGCTCGTGTTTAGCGACGCTCCAACTGGCCTATATCCGTTGCTCACACCGCCAGTGAACGTAATCACATAGCCAGTGCCATTGTTAAGGATGCGAAGGATAAACTTCTGACCATCAGTTGGGGTGCCAGCATCAGCACTGATCGTCAGCGCATTGGCAAGGGCTGTGAAGGCGTACTCGTCAACCGTATCGGTATTGAGCGCAAACGGCGAAGCGGTTGTCGTCGCGACTGTGATGCGAGGCGAGACACGCTTGTTCGTGAGCGTCTGCGTATCTGTTGTGCCAACAAGCGCGCCAGAGGGAGCAGTAAGAGACGTCCCCCATGCAGAGCCAGTGGAGACTACAACGCCCGCCGCAGGATAAGTTGTCGGGCCAGTTGGGCCTGTTGGTCCAGTAGGACCGACCGCTGTAGACGCAGATCCAGTCGGCCCTGTTGGACCCGTAGGTCCAGCAACTGTTGAATCTGCACCAGTAGGACCAGTCGGTCCCGTAGGCCCTGCAACCGTCGAAGCAGCTCCTGTTGGCCCAGTTGGCCCAGTTGGCCCGGCTACAGTCGATGCAGCGCCCGTAGGCCCAGTCGGGCCAGTTACACCCTGCAATCCGTTAGGCCCAGTCGGGCCGGTAACACCCTGAATACCAGTAGGGCCAGTAGGCCCTGTAGGACCAGTAATGCCTTGCGGCCCAGTAGGGCCAGTGGGGCCTGTCACTCCCTGCGGACCAGTGGGTCCAGTCGGGCCGGTAGGGCCATTTATGCCAGCAGTTCCTGTAGGGCCGGTGGGGCCAGTAGGCCCATTTACCCCAGAGTCGCCAGTAGGCCCAGTTGGCCCCGTCGGCCCAGGAACATTTGATGCGGCGCCTGTCGGCCCAGTTGGACCAGTTGGGCCATTAGTGCCCGCAACACCCGTTGGGCCCGTAGGTCCGGTCGGGCCAGTTGTGCCAAAGCCAGTTGGTCCTGTTGGTCCAGTTGGGCCAGGGGCAATTGAAGCCGGCCCTGTTGCACCAGTCGGCCCAGTAGGTCCAGTGGGGCCGGGCACGGTAGACGCCGCTCCCGTGGCGCCCGTGGGCCCGGTAATACCCTGAACGCCCGTAGGGCCCGTGGGCCCCGTCGGCCCGTAAGGGCCAGCATTCCCCTGTGGACCCGTGGGGCCCGTGGGGCCCGTGGGGCCAGACACGCCCGTCGGGCCGATCTCGCCCGTGTTTCCCTGCGTCCCCGTAGGCCCTGTGGGCCCTGTGGGCCCTGTGGGTCCGGTAGGCCCAGTTATGGCGTTGCCTTGCGGCCCAGTAGGTCCAGTTGGACCTGTAGGCCCTGGAACGATTGACGCAGCACCAGTCGGACCTGTAGGCCCAGTCGGGCCCGTAGGGCCTATGACGCCGAGGAACTGAGCAAGGGTCGCCCGCTTGGTTATCCCACCCTGAACAACAATGGTTGTATCAGAAGCCTGCGGGTTTTCCGCCAAAGGCAACTGCGTGATCTTGGTCGGGATGAGATTTGTAGGAACGCGCGGATTGTTCGTCATGGCACCAAATACCCATCGCCTTCTTCGCCAATGATGAACAGGTCATCATCCTGCGAGATCGTGCCGTACATGTTCAGCGCGATATTAGTATCCGGGCGAGGGTGAAACAAGTTAATCCGTTCTGGCTGCCGGGCGGCAAGACGGTAGGGATCAAACTGATCTTTGTCTTCGGCGCAAACATACAATCCGGGATAGTTTGGGTCAGACGACAAATCGGCAAGAGACATCTTCCTTGAGCATCGGGCGCATATCCCGATGCCAAAGGTCGGCATTCCTCTCGGGTCGTAAAAGATGCTCATCGTGTGTACGGCGAAATGTTAGGGGCGAAGTAGATTGGTGAATTATCGCGCTCTTCGTCCTGCGCAATTTTAAGGGCCTCATCAGCGGTGCCCTTGATTGGTCCTAGCATAGAAAGGTTGAACTCTGGAAGTTCCATGGCTAAACGCCAAGCAAGTTGCCAGACGATTGCCTCGTACCAGCGTTGCGGGATATCAAGTTCGTCGGTCAAAGTTCCGACGTCCATGATGTAGCGCTGGCGCCAGATGGTGAACTGGCCAAACATGTTGGTCGTGTCAGTCACCGGCCAAATCCGCATCACAGGATAGTCGCGCTGACGGTCAAACCAATATTGGAGAGGACGGCCAGCGAATGTTTTGTTCGGCAGGTTCGTCCAATCGTCGCGGTTCATGCGCGCCAGCGGGATCTCGGTGGGGTTGTTGGCGGCGTAGAACTCGACGACGTTGAGGGTGTTTCCGCCTGTTTCGCGCATGCGGAAGTAGTTGACGGGCTGCGTCCCGTCAATGTCGTACCACTGCCACCTGCCAGCGGTGTACACCGTAGCGCCCGGCGACAGGCACGAGGTCCATGTCGCGCCATCGTTCGACCACTCGAAGACGATGTTGAACGTCCCAGTGGTGGCCATCATCACGCCAACGGTCGTGACCTGAACCTGAGATTGCGGGTCGTTAATCGGGTCCGCTCCGATGTAGGCGATCTCGATGTTGCCGTTGATGCCGGTCTGGGCGCAGGACGTATCCAGATCGCCGTCGAAAGCATACTGCGCGATCCCGCCCGGGGTGCTGTACTGAACCGGCCCATTCTGCCGAGACAGCCAGCGGAAATTGGCATTCAGGATGTCCATCGTACCCTTGGGTGGCACAATAGCTGCCTGCCCGAGATAGAGGGGGAGGATCTCTTTCTCGATGCACCAAAGAGGGACACCCTGACTGCCAAGCGACGACAACAGCAGAAAGAGGTCATCTTTCGCCATGTCGATCAGCTCAGACGTAATTTGTTGCGGCTGCATACGGCAGCGCCGGAAGGCGTGATCAATCACCTTCCGGGTTTTGAATACGGTCGTTGAGACTGTGCCAGAGACGGCCATTTAGCAACCGACCTTTCCGCCCTTTTTCATCATGGATGGGGCATTCTCAGGCATTGCCTGAGAGGCGGCACGAGACATAGCAGCGCGAATGGCGCCAACGTCAGGCTTACCCGAGCGGGAACGACCGACACCGATACGAGGGCCGTTGGCGCCCGCCTGCTGAGGGATCATGGGTGCGCGCGGGGCGACAGGGACGGCCTTGCGGCCCATCTGCTGTAGAGGGCTTGCCATGCCGCCATCGGCATACCCAGTCTTCTTCTGGCCCTTCATAGAAGCCTCGACAGCGTTCGACTTCGCCATCTGAACGGCTGGGCCACCCATCGCCTTCTTCAGCGCGCTGGGCTTGATCATGCTCTTGATCATAGCCTTGTCCTGCGCAGCGTCATCATGGACCTTGCCACCCTTGGCATAGCCGCCACCATACAGAGACTTATCATAGGCTTTTCTAGCGTCTTCTGTAGCCTTTTCGGCAAAATGTTTATCAACATCTAACCCTTTATCTTTGAGGGCCTTTATTTTCGCCGTCATGGTTTTAACTTTATCTTCAGAAGCAGCGGTTTTGTCTGCGCTTCCACCTTCGGCACAGCCGCCCTTCTTCATCATAGACGGGCGGCGCGGGGGCATTGGCGCATCCTTTGCCTTGCCGTAGAAATCCTCGTCAGTGGACTGTTTTTTGGTCCCCTTCATACCCTTCACGGGCACAGAGGTGTCGGGGCCCTTATCCATATATTCTGGGCCTCCACGAGACTTTTTAGCTTCTGCCTTTGGCTTGCCGAGACCAATGACGACCATCAGGCCCTTTGGTTCTTTCTCGACCTTGCCGCCTTTGGCAAATATGGGGCCAGTCACCTTGCTGGGGGCGCTGCTAGTAAAACCAGCGGCGGAAGGAAACTCGAAATCTTTTACGTAGCGGATAGCCATGTTATTTCCCCTTTCGCCGAGCAGCGGCGGCGTTATCGACAAGATTTGGATAGGGTCTTCCCGCCGCAGAAGCTCGGGCCCTTGCGGAGGCCTTTTGCCGCTTGGAAAGATGGTGGGTTTCTCCAGCGGGAGCAGGTTTGTCCCAGAAGGGCTTGACCTTGCCTCCACGGGCATAAGCGCCAGCAGAACCGCACAAGCCAGTACCCTTGGAGAAGTCAAACTCGCCATATATAGGGCCCTTAGTCATCAGCAGTCCCACTTCCTGAGCGCTTTATTGATGCGTGAATCGGGATCACGAGCAGTCTCGGCAGACGTAAGCTTCGCCTTCATGCCCTTCATTCTGCTACAGAATGAACTTCGCCGAGCAGCTGCAACTTCACTTTTGGCGGCCTGCTTGGCGCTTACAGGAGGCTTAATGTCATGGCCTTGAGCGCGAAGAGAAGCTCGCCCCTTCGCATTTAGACCGCCCTCAGGGTTTTGCCCCTCAGCGCGAGTCCATACGCCTCCGGTCTTATAGACCGGCGTAGAGCCACCCTTGGCCATGCGCAAACGAGCCATAGATCACCCGTAAGTTTTGATGCACTCAAGAACAATCGAGTAGAAATCGCCAGACGAAGCGTCTGCGGTGCTGAACGCGATATTCCCGGTTTTCGTCGGAGCGGCGTTGTTGGTGAGACCGCCAAACTCAGAGAAATCCATGAAATAGTTCGTGTTCTGCGGGACCCCCCACGCAAACAAGTCAGTCGTCGCATCCCAGAGAATGCGAACTTCCATGCCGTGGGTTGTCGCCCAGATCTTGTTGATCTTGACGCCCGTGCAGGCCACGCCGAAAGCGTTCGGCGCTAAGTTGGCAACGATCACCTTGTTGACAGCGGTTTCACCCGTGCCGTCAGAGATATTCGTGAATTTTTGAATCACAAGGCGCTCGCCATCAAGCAGCGTCTGTGTCGCAACTGTATCGGCC